AAAAAAAAGAAGAAGAAAGGTCCTTCAAAGGAAGAGATAGCTCGGCAGCAAGCTCGCTATCAAGAGATACTTGAAGAGCAAAAAGAGGAGCGTAAGCGTGCTGCAAAGGATTTAGAACTGGAAACGCAGCAGGCACGGATTGATGCCATGCAAGAGGGTTCTAAGAAGACACTTGCACAGATACAACTCGACTTCGACAAGGAGAAGGAAAAGATAAAACGGAATTATGAGGATATAAAGAAGAGTAAGATAGAAGCTGCACAAAAGGCTTGGGAAGCTAACCCTGTGAATAAGGGAAAAGTCTTTCATGCAAATCCTGCTGATAGTCGATTTGCTTATACTAAAGAGGAGGAGGAAAACAAAAAGGCACAAGAGGTGGCTGCTAAGCAAGACTTCCTTAAAAAACGTTCTGACGTATTCTCAGCCGACCGCCAGGCAATGCGCGACTATCTAAAAGAGTATGGCTCTTTTAACCAGCAGAAATTAGCTATAGCAGAGGAATACGCCGAGAAGATAAAGAAAGCGACAAGCGAAGGGGAACGTCAGAAACTGATAGCTGAACGCAACACTGCACAGAGTAAGGTTGACGTTGATGCCATCAAACAAAGTATTGATTGGGGCAGTGCATTTGGTGAGTTCGGTGCAATCTTTAAGTCTGAACTTGACCCGCTGCTCGGTAAACTGCGAAAGATAACCGAGAGCAAAGAGTTTAAGAGTAGTAGTATCCAAGACCAGTCGGCAGTATTTGAACTGATCCATCGCCTTGAACAGAGTTCTGCTGTATGGGACGGCGACATCTTCCGTAAGGTCAGCGACGACATGGAGGCTTATCAGGCTGCTATGGAGAAGCTCATTACAGCACAAGAAGTAGAGCGCCACGTATATGAAGAGACTACCGAAAGTCTGAAAAATGCACGTGAGAAACTTGAACTGGCACAAGCCGAAGGGAACACCGAGGATATGGAACGCTGGCAAACGGAAGTAAACCGCTTGGTAGCTGAACAGAATGCAGCAAGCACAGCTGTTGCAACACATAGTCAGGCAGCCAATGAAGCAACTGAAAGTCTCAAAGCAAGTGCTGACAGAGCCAAGGGAATGTTTGAAGGACTGGAGAGTGCTATCAGTGGGCTTACAAGTGGTTCGCTCAAAGGTCTGGGTGGCGCGCTGATGCAGCTTGATAAACTCTTTGGCGGCAGTGAGACCACAAAGACTGTAGGCAATGCACTTGCAAGAGGGTTTCAGTCTCTGTTTGGGAAAAACAGCAGCATAAGCAAGGCTCTCTCAATAGCTCTCGGTGACACGGGCATGATGGGCGAAGTTATCAGTGCTGTCCTCGGTATATTCGATGCTATTGCGCAGAATGGTATCAGTGGTATTGTCACAAGTCTTCAAGATACTATACTTGGAGCAGTCGAGAAGATATTAGATGACGTGTTCAGTGGAGAGATTATCACAAAACCTTTAGGTAATCTGATGGAACACCTTAATCATATACTTGACACTGTATCGTTTGGCGGATTCAGTAAATTGACCAGTCTGTTAGGAGATGGCGATAGCGATAAGAACTTGGAGCGCGACCTTGAAAAGCTCACCGAAAGTAATGCTGATTTGAAACAGGCTATTGACAATCTCACCGATGAGCTTAGTAAATCGAAAATGAGTGATGCTGGCAGCCTATACGAACAACAGAAGCGGAACATAGAGGCTTTGGAACGCAATGCACGTGAAAGTATGGCACGTAGTGGTGCTGCATATACAAATGGACATTGGTATAAAGCATGGACTGATGGACACCACAGCTCGAACTATAAGATAGACCGAGGCATGAGTAATAGCGAGTGGGACGCTATCAGTAAGCTGCTGGGTAAAAACGTGCGAGGTGCTGCTGATGTGTGGACACTATCAAGCAAGGAGATGTACGAGGTTGCCACGAAGCTAACAAGTGAATACAGCCACCTCAAGGATCTTGCTAACGATGGATATAAGGACGCAGCGCAGTTCATGGACGATTACATCGGTTATTGGAAGCAGCTGGAGAAGATTGAAGACTCCTATCGTGAGAAGTTGACTGACGTTAGTTTCGATTCTGCCCGCAACTCATTAGTATCACTGGTGAAGGACGTAAAGAATAGCAATCGTGAGATACTGAAGAGTGTCGACGAGATGTTTGAGAATGCTATTCTGAACTGGATGCAGTCGGAAAAGTATGGCGATAGACTTCGGGCATGGTACAACAACTTTGCCAATGCAATGAAGGACGGACTTTCCAAAGGTGAAGCTGAGAGCCTAAGAAATATGTACACCAAGATAGTCAATGATATGCAGGCTGAGCGAAATGCTGCTTACGATGCTGCTGGCATTAACCCTTCTGAAGGAACGCAGCAAACAGGGCAAAGCGGTGCTTTTGAGACGATGACACAAGACCAAGGAACGAAACTGGAAGGGCTCTTTACCAGTGGACAGCTTCACTGGGCAAGCATGGACAACCTGCTCGCTAAGATAGCAGAGCGATGGGCTTCGGCTTCCGACTGTCTTGCAGAACTGGTTGAGAACACGTCCTATTGCAAGCATTTGAAAGATATATCAGAAGATATAAAAGCTATGAAACGTGACGGAATAAAAATGAGATAAACTTATGGCAGAACATATATTATCAGGGCAGGTGTTTATCAATGATACTGACATCTGGACAACTTACAAAGCTTTCCTGCGTGAGGAGCAGAAAGGCGGACACGAGAATCTCAATGCGCTGCTCGCACCTGCAAAGACAAAGGCGAATGTTGCAGTCAATATACGTGAGCAACATGGTGAAGAGTATAGCGATGACCTGCGTCCGAAGACTGAAGGGCGGGACGTAACACTTCATTTTGCCGTTAGTGCCAGCACATCAAGTGAGTTCGTTAGACGATACACTGATTTCGTGCACTTTCTGAAGCAAGGCAATAAAGGGTGGTTAAACTTCCGATTTCCTACGCTGAATTTAGAAATGCGTATGTTTGTCGATCAGTTCCCAAGCGGGTTTACAGCTATCAGCAACCTATGGTCGGCTGGACAGCAATGCGGAGCCTTCAAGGTGAAATTTCGTGAACCAGTCTCCTCATTCTAATGGTGTTTAATCAGTATTCAAACAGCATTTTACCAGTGAGCAATTACTATGCAATTCGTAAACCTATCACTTAGCGGTAGTAAACGATAAGTTTACGCATCAAAAGTGATAGAGTTACGATGCATAAACGATAAGTTTATTTTTTATAACCTACCAAAATGATTAAAATATACGGGAGCGACAATAATTTGAAGTGCCAGATAGAACCAGGCAATAACAGTCAACAAGACAAGACACTTGGCGGCGACAACCTGCTTTCCCTTTCATTTGTGCATCATAGTTTTGTTCAGTTGGATGTAAACGACTGGTGCGAATTTGAGGGTGAACGCTACTGGCTGCAGGAACGCTATCTGCCGACACAGAAGAGTGAGAGTGAATGGAGCTACGATTTGAAATTCTATGGTATAGAAAGTCTTATCAAGCGATTGTTGGTGCTGAAGAATCCTGATGGTGAGAACGAAGCGGTATTCACGCTTACTGCTCCAGCTGCAGAGCATGTGCGGCTCATAGTCGGCTGTATCAATGCTGGTATGAGTTCAACGGAGTGGAAGATGGGTAGTGTCATTGCAACCGAAAACCTGACTATAGACTATAGCGGAACTTATTGTGACGAGGCTCTGCGCAAGGTTGCCGAAGCTGCCAAGACAGAATGGTGGGTGGAGGGGCAAACGGTGAATGTCTGTAAGTGCGAGCATGGCGAGGAACTCACACTGCGTTATCCAGAGAGTATCACGCAGCTTGAACGCGATACGGCTGATGGTGTGAAGTTTTATACACGATTGTTTCCAATGGGTAGCTCGCGCAATATCGACCGTGAGAAATATGGGACTGTACGTCTTCAGTTGCCGAATGGTCAGAAATATGTGGATATGAATGTAGAGAAGTATGGTGTCTTTCATCATTATGAAGAGGCCGCCTTTGCTGACATCTATCCGCGTCGCATCGGTACGGTGAGCGAAGTGAGGGAATCATCGGTAAAGGACAACGAAGGTAAACCTTTCAAAATATACTGGTTCAAAGATAAAGACCTACCTTTCAACC